AGAAGAGTCAGACTCTTTCCACCGCCAGAATTTTTACAATGCCTTTAATTGGAGACACTTATGCAAACCACTGACAAAACTACACTTAACCAGTTGATATTCGTTGTCGTTTTTGTGAATTACGACTGGTATCGGTTTCAAGAGAACATCGGAGCCGCGACCGACATCGAAGTTGCACGCAAGCTGGCTAACGATTACGTGGAAGGCTACGTGGATCTTACGGATCTTCCCGTTATCGAAGGTGACCTTGAGTCAAGCAACCTAGACGATTCGGAAACTCCGCATATCTGGATTCAGAAAATGACTAACGGTAAGGCTGCAAACCTATGAAAACCTCATCCGAACTACTGGACTGTCCGCTTTTCAAGAAGTGCATCAAAATCCGGCGTGGTGGAAAGCAAATCACTTGCAAGCTTGGGCTTTGGTCAGTCGAAGGCGGGTCGAAGGATCTTTGCCTTGATGCCGCATTTCGGTATTGGTTCCTTTACTACACGGACGGCGAATACAGTGAACTCTTGACTTCCCCCTCAAAATCGACGATTGCGAAAACGTGAAACCAACTCTTCGAAAATACAAACCACGCAAAGAAATGCCATTGGCTGAGGTCAAGCGGTTAGTCGCCGCCGCGCACCAAAGACAAATGGAGAAACTTGGAATGCCGCAACCGAAACGAAAGTGGGGCAAGTTCACTTTTGGGAATGGGTTTAATGATCCAAAATGAATTTGTAAAAATAGAATCGGAACTAGCGGAGCTTTGGTGGCGTGTTCCGATAACCTTTGCAGTGCTCATCGTCTTTTTATCACTCATCGCATACGTCAATGAACTCGACATCTCAAGACATTCGGACGACGCTTCACAAAGCGATTCCTTTATGGCTGGACCCTTGGCTCTTTTTTGGCTTCGGGTGTGCGCTATTGGTGCTGCTGCCCGTTTTGGGTGGATATATTTTGCTTCGATTGATAATGCTTGGTTTCATGAAATTAGCAGGATTGAAGCATGCGGCTGGCTTATCTATATCGGAACTCTTGGCCCTTGGTGGCTGTGGGAAGAAAAGGAGTTGCTGTGTATGCCGCCAGCCGGCAGTCGTAACGCTAGAAACTGATTACCAAAAACAAAGACACTTCTGCGATAACTGCAAACCTGTCTAGAAATGATTCTATTCGGAAAAAACATCAGAGAAGTTCATTGGACTGAGATAGCTCAAGGCGCAGTTATAGGGACAATTGTCCTGATAGTTTTTGCGGTGACATTTATCCCGATGGTTATCATCGGAGCGGTCTATCACTTTGCCTTTGAAAGAAAAACCAAATGATTCACGAACTGATCAGGATTGCCCGCGCTCTTTGGTGCCGGCAGTTTCACAAAAAACATCAAGACAGGTTCCCGGTGCATTTCAACAACGAGAGCATGTATCACTGTCGCAAATGCGGTTCGGAATTCTTCAAATGAAACGAATCATTGAATCAATCGGCGTCGCGCTAACGAACATCGGCTGGTTAGGCTTTCATGTGCTCGCGTTGATTATCTTCAATCCATTTGAGCGAAAAGGTTACTACAAAGGAAATGCGCCCGACATTAACACGCGAACAAGTCGCCACTGAGTTCGGGATTGAAGTTGGCCGGCTGAACGACTTGAAGAAACTCGGCATCGTGGCCGATGCTGCCGGCAACTACGACGAGGTTGAAGTGTTACGCGGGCTTGTGAAGCGGTTACATGAGCGTATCGAGTATTTCGATTCGCAAGGTGAGATTGCCGCGTTGTTAGGATGCACGAACGCCAACGTCACGCACGTCATGCGCGAAGGTGTTTTCTCGGTGGACAAGAAAGGCAACCTGCCACGCGAAGAAATCACGATGAAGATTGTGCGCTGGTTGCAAGACAAGGCGCGGAAGAAAACGACAGACCTCGATGACAAAAAAGAAAAACTCAGGATTGAAAAAGAGCTTTTACAAATCCAACTCGACAAAGCCAAAGGCGTCACGCTCGAAGCTGTGGAAGTCGAAAGGGCATGGGCTAACATCGTTCAGCTTTGTAAGTGTAGACTTCTTAGGATTCCTAACAAGCTCGCGCCCCGTATTCCTTTCTGTAAAAACGAGAGGGAAATCGAAGCGGAGATCCAGAAAGAAATTGACGAGTCGTTGCACGAATTGAGCCGCGACCCGGATTACGAAGCGGAGAAAATTGAACAACAGGATGCGAAATGAAAGCTGTAATCAAAACCAAATCGGGACTTGAACTGTCTCATGTAATCAGATGCTATCCTGAATTTGTTCCGAAAGTTGTTAAATGCACGCACGGAACATTTATGCTTGATAATGGATGGTGGGATGCTCGCGGATGCTTTGAGCTTTTGTTTATCGGTAGCGAGTCGGAATCAAAAGCGTTTATTGAGCGTTCCGATAAATGACTCCAGTCGATAAACTGGTTTCCAAAGTTCGCGCATATTTTGCTCCTCCTTTGCGGCTGAACGTCGCGGAATGGGCGGAACAATATCGCGAGATTCCGCGCGGCACATCGGCTGAACCGGGACGATGGCGCAACTCGCGCTTGCCGTATCTCACCGAAGTGATGGTTTCGTTTACTGACTCGGAAGTAAGCGAGACGGTTATCCTGATGGCGCGGCAGGTTGGAAAAGCTCTCGCGTTGGACACTCCTATTCCAACTCCAGACGGCTGGACAACAATGGGAGATTTGAAAATTGGAGACGAGCTTTTCGACCGTTATGGAAACAAGTGCTTTGTTACTTTTGCAACTGACGTAATGCGCGAAAGGAGATGCTTTAAATTAACGACAGGTAGCGGAGATTCGATTATTTGCGATGTCGATCATCAATGGGTAATCGAGCATACTGTTGGACGCAGGCAAAAGAAGAAAAGAACCGAGTCGGTTGTAACAACAGACAAAATCAAATCGTTGTTATACGGCAGGATTCCAAAAACCGATGCTGTAAAATGCGAACCAAAACAGCTTCCAATTAAACCTTACACATTTGGAGTTTGGCTTGGTGATGGAGCTTCCTATTCACCAAACATATATCATCACGAATCCGACTCTGAGATTGTTTCACATATTGAAAACGATGGTTATGTAACAACTACAAAGCTAAAGCGTGAAAACACAATAACGACCGCTTTTGAAACGAGAGAATGGTTTGATAAGAAAAAGGAACAATGCGCATACGGTCACGCAAACAAAAACAAACACGGAGTGTGTATTGATTGCGCTAGAATAAGTCATCACGAAAGAAAGGACGGGATCAAAAGGCGATTAAAGCTTAACTCTGCGCATTCAATTTTAAAGAAGCTCGGCGTTCTGAAAAACAAACACATCCCGATTGAATACTTGAGATCCTCCGAGTCGGACAGGATGAGCTTGCTTCAGGGAATGATGGATACAGATGGATATGTGGACAGGTTTTCTTGTGAGTTCACTACAACAAGCGAAAAGATAGCTGATGGATTTATTGAGCTTGCGTCGTCGTTAGGGCTTAAACCTAGATGCAAAAAATCAAAAGCAACACTCTACGGAAGGGTAGTATCTGATAAATACAGGATTACGTTTCATCCAAACGGGAAAAACATTTTCAGATTGAAGCGAAAACAATCTAAAGTCGTTGAATCCAAGAGGAAAACATTTTGCAATTCACATGAGATAAAAAGCATAGAAGAGGTCGATTCAGTTCCCGTTAGGTGCATAACCGTTTCCAGTAAAAGTGAAACATTTCTATGCGGTAAAACTTTCATACCAACGCACAACACTGAAACACTCATCAACGGAGTTTGCTACTTTATCGACGTCGACCCGTGCAATGTCCTCTTCAAATATCCAACGCTAGATTCCGCAAAGAAATTCTCTCAGAAGAAACTCGCGCCAGTCATTCGCGAGACGCCACGGCTAAAGTGCAAAGTCAAAGACCCGCGCCAACGCGACAGCGGAAACACTATTTACAACAAGATGTTTCCGGGCGGAAGCATCACGATGATTGGCGCGAACTCTGCCGCTGGCACGCGTGCGATTTCATGCCGAGTCGTCATCCAAGACGAGATTGATTCGGACCAGCCTAACAGCGAAGGCGACCCGGTAGAACAAGCAGACGGACGCGCTGAAAACTTTCACGATGCGGTCAAAATCAAATCCAGCACGCCGACGATTAAGCCGATTCCAGACGGTAAAGGCGGATGGATAGGATCTCGCATTCAAATCCTATTCGACGATTCCGACCGTCGTTACTGGCATTGCAACTGTCCAAGGTGCGGACATCTACAAACGCTCAAATGGGCGAACGTGAAATGGACTTGGATAGACGCTGAAGGCAAGAGCGTATCCAAGCCAGAAGAGGCTGTTTACGTTTGCGAAGGATGCAACGCGGAACTAAGCGACTTTGAGCGCGTGCGGATGGTAATGGCGGGCAGGTGGATTGCGACACGCCCCGGTTCGATTCGTCGCGGTTATCATCTCAGCGGGCTTTACCGCATCATGGGTAAGAAGCGGGCGTATAAGTCCTATCTCCATGAATTCGTCGTCAAGTTTCTCGAAGCGAAAGCAGGCGGACCGGAACAGATGCGTGTCTGGATTAACACGTTTCTCGCTGAGTGCTATGAGGAAGATTTCGAGAAGATCGACATCAATCCGATTTACAACCGGCGCGAGACTTACGGTCCTAGCGTTCCTAAAAAGTGTCTCGTCCTGACGATGACCGTGGACACACAAGGCGACCGATTGCAGTGGCTTGTTAAAGGCCACGGTCTCGGCGGTGAATCATGGGGCATTGAAACCGGCGTGCTGTTCGGAGACCCGTTCAAGCTAGACGTGTGGAAAGGATTGGACGCGATAATAAATCGGGAATACGAGCATCCGATTCTTGGCAAGATGACGATTCCGATTACGCTCATTGACTCGGGTGGGCAAGCCAACGACCAAGGATTTGCAGACCCGGTTTATCGATTTGTAAGACCAAGGCAACCCGGAGAACAAGGCCCGGGTGTCTACGCGCTCAAGGGTAGCTCGACGCCGTCCGCTCCGCTTGTCTCGCAGCGTAAACCAAAGAAAGGTATCTCGCTAAAAATCGTTGGAACAAACCTCGCGAAGCAAACCGTTCATGGTCGATTGAAGCTTGAGCAACCCGGACCTCGATTCATGCACTATCCGGTCGGCTACGGTTTCGATGAAGAATATTTTGCGCAGCTAGGCGCGGAAGCTCCGAAGCCGGTCAAGCGTCGAGGTTACACAATCATCGAATGGCACAAGATACGCGCACGCAATGAGGCATTGGATCTTGAGGTTTACTCGTTGGCCGCACTGGAAATCTTGAATCCAGACTTGCAACTGATAGCGGCCAAGATGAAAGCTTTGGACAAGACACCGGACGACGAAGAGAAGATCGAAGCGCCGGCAATGCCCATTCCGCAACCGCCAAGAAAGACCTATAAGTTGCAACGTCCGCAGATGTTTCGACCGAAGTTCGGGAGTAGATTTGGGAAGTGATATCCGATTGACCTTTTGAGAATTCGGTAATAGTTCGCGGTTTGCCATGTCTGCGAACGTTCCGACTTATGAGCCGACGATAATCCAAGCCGGGGATACGCTCCGCTTTACCAAGACTCTAGCCGATTACTCATCGGCGGATTACACGCTTACCTACGTCCTCATTTCCAGCCTTCCAGCCGTTCAGAAAATCAGCATCGTTGCCACTACTTCGGGCACTGATTTCCTTGTCTCTGCTACGGCTGCGACCACTGCCGAATGGACTCCCGGCACCTACACAATCGTTGGTTTTGTTTCTGACGCGACGATTCGTTATGAGATTTATCGAGGGCAAATCACCGTCACTCCTAACATTCAAAGTGAAGAGTTAGGCTATCTCGATACGCGCACGTATTGGGAGAAAATCAGGGATCAACTCCGCGAAGTCATTCAAGCTGGCGTCATTCGTGAAGTCATCCGCTATTCATTCAACGGCGTATCGACTGAGGTTGTCACGATGAAGGATGCTTTCAATGCGTTAGCCTACGCAGAGTCGAAAGTGAAACAGGAACAAAACGCCGGCAAGATGCAGAAGGTATTAACTCGTTTCGTTAGACCGCGATGACAACATACGAACAGCGCGTGAGCGCATTTAAGAATCGGCACGGCATCGGACGCCGTCAGATGAAGCCAGTCTTCAAACGCGGCTACGAAGCGGCAGCGCACAACCGATTGACTGCTGACCTGTCGGCATTGTCCACGCGCACGGCTGATTCCGAGATTCAATACGACATCGTATCGTTGCGCAATCGCGCCCGTCACCTTGCCCGCGAATCCGATTACGTTGCTCGATTTCTCAACGCGCTAACGAACAACGTGCTCAAAGACGATGTAGGTTTCTCGCTCCAAATGAAAGCGATGAGGCCGCCGACGTTTGAGCAGTTGGACAAGGTAGCCAATGCGAAGATTGAAGACGCTTGGCGCGAGTGGAGCAAGAAAGCGAATTGCACCGTAACCGGCGAAGATTCTTTCTACGACGTGACTCGGTTGGCAGTGCGACAGGTTCCGACTGATGGCGGCATTCTGTTTCGCAAGGTGGTAGACCCGAATATCAACAAGTTCGGATTCGCTTTGCAGCTCATGGAAGTTGACATGATCGATGTCAACAAGACCGAAGCGCAACAAACTCCCGGCGGAAATCGAATCACGATGGGCGTTGAAAAGAACGCTTACGGAAAGACAACGCACTTTCACATTCTCGACCGGCATCCCGGCGATTTACTTTTTGGCGGTCAACGCGGTCGATGGGGAACGACGCGATACAGCGCCAGCGAGTTCATTCACTATTTTGTCAAGGAACGCGTTACGCAGTGCATGGGCGTGCCTTGGATTGCTCCGTCGATGTTGCGATTGCAACACTTGAAAGAATACGAACTAGCGGAACTCGTTGCCGCACGCGAAGCCGCCGTTAAGGGCGGATACTTCACAAGCGACCGAGGCGACAGTTACGCGGGCGAGGATGAATTGAGCGTAGGCGCGGACGGCACGACGCAAACGAGCGGAACCTACAACGATTTCGAGACCGGACAAAAGGACGTGCTTCCTCCCGGCATGACGTTCACGCCTTACGATCCTCAACATCCGATGCAACAGTATGGCGATTTCGTGAAGAACGCGCTCTTCGGAATTTCGGCTGGATTGAATATCAGCTATGCGACGCTCACGGGCGACTTGAGCATGGCTAACTATTCCAGTATGCGAGCCGGAAAGATTGAAGAGCAGGAAGGTTACAAGAAAATCCAGTGCCACATGATTCAGCATTTGTGCATGGATATTTTCGAGGAATGGCTTCGCACGTCGCTGCTCAACGGCGCAATCAATCTGCCGTTGTCCAAGTTTGATATATTCAACAAGCCGAAGTTTACCGGGCGGCGTTGGCCTTGGGTAGATCCTGAAAAGGACATTCGCGCCGCGTTGATGGAAATCGACGGTGGACTTTCCACGCGCACGAAATGGACCGAAGAATCTGGCGACGATTACGAGGATATTTGCCGGACTCAAAAAGCGGAGAAGGAAATCGCCAAGGAAAATGGACTTACTTTTGCCGGCGCTAACGGCAAGACTGAGGAAAAGCAAACGGAGAAAGAGAAGCCAGATTCTGAAGACGATGACACTGTTGAAAAAGACAGTTGACGAAACTGGAATTCTGTTCGATTTCACCATTCGATGTCAGCGAAAGCAGACAACAAACTAACGACGGGCGCAAAACTCGGAACGCTTCACAGGAGTTTTGAGCTTAATCGCAGCACGTTCAACAAGGAAAAGCGCACGGTTCGCGTTCGGTTTTCCAGCGAGGCTCCTGCGAAGCGATGGTTTGGAGAAGAGATTCTCGACCACTCGCCTAGCTCCGTTGACATGACGCGGATGAAAAGCGGTGCAGCGGTATTGTTAGAGCACGACATAAATCAGCGCATTGGAATTACTGAGTCTGCTGAAATCATGTCGGACAAGACCGGCGAAGCTGAGATTCGATTTGCCCGCAATACGCTTGGCGAACAAGCGATGGCGGAGGTGGAAGATGGGACACTGCGATGGATCTCTGTTGGTTACAAGGTGAACAAGTTTTTGGTTGATGAAAACGAGGAAACATATCGAGCGGTCTCTTGGGAACCGCTTGAAGTTTCATTTGTCGCGATTCCAGCCGATACAAATGCCCGCGTGTTTCGCGGTGCCAAAGAAGAAGAACACGAAATTGAAGTTATGCACAAACGCAACACTCCACTCCTCGACCCGGCTCCGACCGGCGGCAATGGTTCCGCGACGCCTGCGGCCCCGGCTGTAGTTACTCAGGCGGATTTCAGCCGAGAACTAGACGAGGCCCGCGAGATTCTTGCGGTTGGCGCACAGTTTCAGCGCACACATCCGCAAGTTGCCGAGATGGTCGAAAAAGCCATCAAAGACCGGACTCCGCTGGCAAAGTTTCAGCGCAGCGTCATGGAACTGATTTCGACGAAGCCCGCCGAAAACATCTCCGCGCCTGCGATTGGCAACGGTCAGGCACCCGCCTTCCGTGGGCTGCGTTCCACTGGCCAGCGTTTCGTTGAAAGCGAAAACTACAAACGCGCCATCAAGTCCAACAGCCAGAGTGCCCGTCGCTCGATTAGCATCGAGATTCCTGACGAGTATTCGTTCCGTTGCATGGATCACATGGCCGGAATGCAAACGCGCACAACCTTTAGCGCTACGACCGAGTCCATCAATGGAACGTCCGGCGCTAACATTCAGACGTTGCCGGGTATCACCGGGCTTCTGAATCAGCAACCGCTCTACATTGCGGACTTGTTCGCACAGGGCGCGACTGGCGCGGATACCATCCGCTACATTCAGGAACAGACGTTCACTAACTCTGCGACTCGCGTCGCGGAAGGTTCCGCCAAGCCTGAGGCTTCGCTCGATGTCGGAATCGTGAACGCGACCGTTGAGAAGACAGCAGTCTGGCTCAAGGTCACCGACGAAATGCTGTCGGACTTCCAGCAGATGCAGTCCTTCATCAATAACCGTCTCGGCTACATGGTGCAGGCACTCGAAGATGTTCAGTTGCTCTCTGGTTCTGGAACGAATCAGATCAAGGGCGTGCTGAACTTCTCCGGTTTGCAGACGCTCGCCGCGAATGCCGCTCCGATTGACGCTGTAGGCAAGGCGATTGAATACGTTCGCGGTGCGAACGGTTCCGGCTTCGCTCAGCCTGACGCGATTGTGATGCACCCGCTGGATTGGCTGAACGTCAAGCTGTCGAAAGATAGCAACGGTCAGTATCTTTTTGGCGGTCCTGCTTACGCTCCGTATGGCGTTGGCGGTTACTCCAATGTTAGCACAATGTGGGGATTGCCGGTTGTTTCTACAACCAGCATGACTCGCGGCACTGCTCTCGTTGGTGCCTTCCGTAACGCCGGTCAAATCTGGCGTCGCATGGGTCTCACCATTGATTCGACTAACAGCGACAATGATGACTTCCAGAAGAATCTCATCACGATTCGCGCTGAACAGCGGATGGCGTTGACCATCTATCAGCCGAATAAGTTCTGCACGGTCACCGGAATCCCGACCTGAACAATTTGAAACCGAAAGGACAAACTGAAATGAAAAAGTTTCTTACACTTCTCGCGGTAGCCGCGATGACATTGAGCGCATCTGCTCAGTTCATTGCGCCTCCGACTGTTAAGTCTGCAATCACTAACATCACGATTGCGATTAACGGCATCACGACTTCAAACCTTGTCACCGCCGGCCAGACGTTCCCGATTGGCGTCGGTCCTGATGGGTTTGGTGTCGCGTTCAACATGGCAGGTGCCGTCGCTGGCACGACTACCAACTGCACGTTCCGCTTTGACGTAAGCGGCGACGGTGTCAATTGGGTGACTGATGCAATCACTGTGACTGCAGCGCCCGCTGGCACTGGATACACTCCGACCTATACCAACATTCTCAGCACTGCCGCCAATGTCGGCAATCTGGCTTTGGTTAGGTTGCGTTCGATCCAGAATACGAACACGGGCACGTTGTATATCACCAACTTGACCATCTCGACGCGCTAACTATGAGCGACAAAATCGACATCAAGCGGATCTCCCGCGTTGATATTGTCGCCAACGAGCGGCTGTATCTGACTACTGATGGCCGAGTCGTCAAGGAAGGCGACAAGGAAGCATCAAGTTTGTTGGCCGCGAAGGGTCAGTTGATTCCTGAGTATCTGGTCAAAAAGCTTGGCTTGGACAAGATTGTTGACAAGCCTAGCGAACCGACTGAACCTAGCGCCAAGCAGACGCGAGTTGAGAAGCCCGTGACGCGATAATCTTCCGTAACCCGCATCCCGCAACACCCGCGCCCGCGCAAGGTTCCTTGGTTCCTTGCGCGGGTTTTTGTTTATGACACCGCAACAACTACTAAACGATCAACGCTGGCTGTTTCGTGATTTGCCGAAAGAAACGATTCAAATCAACGGCGAAGACTTCGATTGCCTTTGCTTTGGCGCACGGGCTAACAACGAAGTGCAACTAGGCGGATTCTCTGAAACTCCACAGATTGAAATTGCAATTGAGCGCAGTGCGATACTCGCCAGTCAGATACCGGAAACGGGCGACTCGGTTACGTTTCGGACCATTACCTATCGAGTCGGTGAAGTCTTTCACGACCATCCGCAATCGCCTATTAGGTTCCTTTTGGAGAATATTGCGAAGTGAAGCCGACAATTAGAATAGACGCCAGCGGATGGCAACGTTCCGCGCAAGAGCTGTTTCAGACAAGCTCTAGGACGTGCGTTGACTTCACTAACGGTCAGGCTTTGAAAGTGTCTATTGAGTCGGTTAGGCAAACTAAAAAGGCGAATGCAGAAGAGCTAGCTAGGAAGCTTGGCGCAACCGGGAGAGAAGTTTCATTCAACGTAATCAAAAGAGGAAAAAACGCAGGGAAAACAAGAGTCGTAAGAGGAAGAATAACGACTGCAAACGA